CACAAGAGAAAATCCGAACATGGAAGTCGTCGGAAACATTTACCAGAACGCAGACCTATTAAAATAATATGCCACACACTAAAGAAGTTTGTAACTGCATTTGCCACGATGAAGGCACTTGGAGACAGAAAGAAGATGTCGTATCGACACACCACAAAAGTCAGTGTCCTTGTGTTGAGACTAAAGAAAACTGGGAAGTAGAGTGGAAAAAAGCAAACATCAAATGATAACAGCGGTAACAATGCCAAGAATTAGAGAGATTATCGAGTCTTACCAAGAAGAACTAAAGAAATAACATGGAAACATTAAAAGACATTGTCGGGTATATTAGTGTGATGGTACTGCTATTTATATATATCCAAGCGGTGCGAGCTTTGTTTGAATTATCTGCACTAATAGCATACGCACTCTTGTGGTTTTCGGCCTTGACTGCACTTATATGGGCTATTTCCTAACAGGCTTCGCCCTCGGTGTATGGATAACAACAGTATTCTTTATGAGACTTAGGGATTAAATATGAAATATACATATCAAGATATGAAAGATAAGTCGGTGGAGGGTATTAAATTGGAACTAAAAGAAGGACTTACCAAAGCCGCTGTCTTTATGCAAACCACAAATGGACTGCCTTTAGAGTATTTCAATGATAAGCTAAGAAAAATGGATATTCTTCAACAGCTCCTTTTCTATATGAACTTTAGAAATGAACACCCAGATATATTTGAAACAAATGAAAACCACAACAAAAACTTGTAAAGTCTGTCAGACAATAATGAAGATTGGATATAGCCAAGGAACAAAGATGTACTGTAGTGATAGATGTAAGGATGTTTATTACAGAGAGTGTAGAAAGAGAAATAAATTAGATAAAACGATATAATACATATATGAAAAAATACTTACTTATTGCATTACTCATACCGAACATTATATCTGCGTCAATCGACGCCAACCTACGATATGGAGCAACAGGAAATGAGGTCGTGGAACTACAGGAGTTTCTTATTTCTAAAGGATTTCTAAACACAGTGGCAACAGGAAACTTCTATTCGCTAACATTAAAAGCAGTAAAAGAGTACCAGAAGTCAGTATCCATTACTCCGACTGGCTTTGTTGGCCCATTGACAAGAGCAAAAATCAATCAAGAGCTTCAGCCAATAGAAACCGAAAGTATTATAAAAGAGGTTAGCAGTGTTCCAGTTGTCTTACCTGTAGTAGAAGTTCAAAAACCAATACATCCAAGAACAGAATTAAAAACAATCGGACGTGTTGTATTGAAGGAAAATATACTAGAGTTCAGCACTAACATACCGATTGATAAAGATACTTTCAAGATATATAAACACATAGCATTGATTGGTGAAAATGGCAACGATGATTGTTATGGCCAAAAAGGATATGAGGTGTGTTATGACACAGAGAAAACCAATCTTCTTCCAATATATTTTGTAAGAATGGAGGTGAACGATTCATGTTTCACTGGAAGTCAATGTGATTACAAGGTTATCTTTTCAGATAGGATTGAATCGTTTGTTGATACTTACTCAGTAATTGGTGGTAGAATGGTTAAATATGATATATGGGTGGCGAGTGAAGGTAGCAGTGCACAGAAGATAGTAAATAATGCACGTTGCTGGATAGTTGAGCCAGAAGTAGAAGCCGAGGCTATTCGTGATGGACGCATTATCAACAAAGCAAACACTTGTCAGTAGACTTGCAAAATAGTATAATTAACACATTATCATAATCCAAACACATGGAGTACACACCAGAACAAGTAGAGGACATAAAGTCCCGAATACAAAAGGCAGCAGATTTTCTAAAAGAGAATCAATTAGAAGTATCCGCCGTGCTAACCAAAGTCAATGTCGGAGAGAATATCTTTGCGGATAGGGTCGTACCGACACTCACAGATACAAAGTTCAAACCAATCAAATCACCATATGGAGGAGAAAATAGTGAACAAAGCACCGACTCCACGCCAGAGAAAAGTAGCTAAGGCAATTATAGAGAACAAGTTATCAGATACTCCAGTATCGACTAGACAAGTGTTGGAAAGTGTGGGCTATGGTACAGGACTGCAAAATAGTCCGCACAGAGTATTAGAAAGTCAAGGTTTTAAGAAAGCGTTAGCTGAGTTTGGCCTTACAGAAGAACTAATAACCACTTCACTCGTAGAGGATATAAAGGCTAAACCAGAAAAGAGAGTTAAGGAATTAGGACTAGGTGCTGAGATTTTGGGAATGAAAAAACACGAACCAGAGCCTCAAAAGCCTCAATCAGGTAACATTTACAACGTATTTTTTACGCCAGCTATTCAATCTCAAGTAAGGGAAATGGAGGAACAAATCAAGCGAGCGTTAATGAGAAAACCAAATGTTCAAGAAAATTAAGAGAGCATACGCTGTACTTTCAGAACTTGAGCCAGAGACATTTAAGGGAGAAAAACCGCTAGGCGATGGGAAGGCACAGTTTTTTGGAGAACCAACTGATGAGGAAATGAAAGAGTATGAAAGGGAGTTATCTGGAACAGATGCTTGGTATAAGCGGATATTGAAACTTTGATGGAACTGAAACATACTCCAAAACCATTTATCGAGGAGCATTACCACATTCAGGAATTGATAGAAAGACAGGAGAAAAGGACAAGAGACAGGGTGGCTCATCAGGAAAAGGACAAACTAAGGGACATAACGCTAAAGGACATTGCAGGATTTAAAGACATTGAATTACTGGATTTCTGGTGTGAACATTGCAAGAGAGACTTCGTCGGTAGGGCTAAGAAGCAGATTGACTTATGGTGTCCTATAGCTTTCTATAAAATCAAACACCGATGTGGTAGCTGGTGTATGAGACATATAACTGATAGACCAAGAGACCCATATTTCTATCGGTCAATGTTCATTGCAAGACAACGACAGGATAAGTTCAATGACGCACTTCAGCCATTTCAAACAGGGTTTAACACTTTATACGGTAAAAAATAATGAAAATACTAGGAAGCAGAATACTCGTTTCAAAAGTAGATGAGGAAGTAAAAGGAGATTTTCAAGCTGTTGAGGTACAGGATAATTTCCTGTTCAAGGGAAAGATTGAACAAGTTGGTCCAATTGGTATTGGATTGCACATGGATGGATTGGTCGAGGGAGCCACAGTCTTATTCTCCAAGTATTCTCCTGATACACAGGACGTTGAACACGAGGGTAAAAAGATGAAGATTATCAATGTAAACGACGTATTAGCGATTTTGTAAAATGGCAAAAGAAATAACACTTGGACACGAAGGACGACTGAAGATTAAGGCTGGAATTGATAAGGCGGCTGACGCTGTTCGGCCAACGCTTGGAGCAGTAGGAATGGCGGCGATGATTGACTGGGAAGGACTTGACCCTGTTGTTTCAGATGACGGAGTAACGATTCTAAAAAGCCTAGACTTTAAGGATAAATACGAGAATATGGGCCTGAAGATGTTGCGCAAGGCCGCAGTACGGACATCAACGGAGGGCGGAGATGGAACCGCAACTACTACAGTCCTCACGCAAGCTATTGTAAACGAGGCTTTCAAGGAGATTGCTGAAGATTCATCAAGGATTCAAGAGGTGAAAACTCGATTGGAAAATGGACTAAAAGAAGTATTGGTAGAGCTTTCAAAGCAAAAGCGCGATGTATCAATGGAAGATATTGAGAAGATTGCTACCATTTCAAGTCTTGACCCAGAGGTTGCTAAACTCATATCTGAAGTAATCAAAGAAGTTGGTGTAAATGGCGTGGTAACTGTAGAGCGTGGTTCTAAGATTGGCTACACGGCTGAAGTAGTAAAGGGTGCACGATTTGACCGAGGCATTATATCGCCTTATTTCATAAACAATCCAGAAACTGAACAGTGTGTACTTGAAAATCCTTTTATCTTTCTTGTAGATAGGAAAATCTCAATCAATGAACAGATTAAGTCTGTAATGGAAAGTATCGGAAAAGCTGGTAATAAGTCCATTCTTATCATTGCTGATGATGTTGATGGATTGGCTTTAGCCTCTCTTATCAAGAGCAATAAAACTGTCGCTTATGTAAATGCTCAAGGACAACAGGTACAAGGAACGTATGATATTGCGTGTGTGAAGAACCCCTACACAGCCTCACGTTCAAAGGATTTTCTCGCTGATATGGCAGCTTTAACTGGTGCCACAGTAGTAAGTGAAGAGGCTGGAATGAGACTGGATAACACCACTATTAAAGAACTAGGTCAGGCTGAAAAGGTGGTAGTAACAAAAGATACTTGTACGATTATCGGAGGTAAATCATCAGAAGCTCTAAAAGACCGCATATCGGCTATAAAAGCCAAGATTGATGGAACTACCAGCGATTACGAAAAGGGTATGCTAGAGGAGCGTTTAGCGTGTTTGGAGGGTGGAATTGGTGTCATCAGAGTCGGAACTTATACCGATACAGACTTTCACCCTAAGAAACTCAAGTTTGATAATGCCGTAAATGCTACCCAAGCAGCACTTCAGGAAGGTATTTTACCAGGTGGTGGTGTGGCTCTATTTGATGTAGCAAAGCGTACCGAAGACTCAATCTTCAGAAATGCCCTCACTACTCCAATTCAGCAAATGATAAAAAATGCAGGAATGAAAGAATTGATGGCTGAAGCTTTCAGTAAAGATACTGGTTTTGATTTCAAGACAAAACAAGGAGTAAATATGTTCGATGCAGGTATTATCGACCCATTCAAAGTAACCCGTCTAGCACTTGAATCAGCCGTGGCAATCGCATCATCTCTCATAACTTGTGAAACAATCATTGTAAATGAACCAGAGCCAGCAAAATAATGAACAATACTCAATCCTTAAATGGATTGTAGATAACGGGATTACCTCTGAAAAAGGAGAGCCATTGGATTTCTATGACCACGCTTTCCTGTTAGATATTCTTACAGATTGGAGTCCAAAATTGGTTGTAAAGGCATGTGCGCAGGTGGGAAAATCAGTTACGTTTGTACTCAAGGTACTATTTGCTATAAAGTTTCTACGATTCAACGTCATCTACACGTTCCCAAGTGACGACGATGTCCAAGAGTTCGTATCGTCAAAGGTGAATAAGATATTGCAAGCAAACTCGTCCACTTTTGAGGGGATGCCAACGGATAACATTGAAAGAAAAGAATTAAACAATAGATTTCTGTACTTCAAGGGTACGATTTCAAAGACTGCTGCAATCTCAACATCTGCTGACCTACTGGTTCACGATGAGTCATCACGTTCAAATCAACAAGCACTGGAGACATATAAATCACGAACAAAGGATAGTCCGTATAAGGGGCGATGGTTATTTTCCAACCCCACAACAGAGAAAGACTTACTCGACCAAGAATGGCACAAGTCTGACCAGAAAGAGTGGCACATCACCTGCCCTCACTGCTCGGTCGAACACTTCATGGTATGGCCAGACAATATAGACAAAGCAAGAAAGTGTTTTATCTGTCGTCACTGTAAGGAACCGATTGACGACGATGTACGTCGAAATGGTCGTTGGATTGCTCAAAACCCAGATAGTAAAATCTCTGGGTACCACATCTCTCATCTTATTGCCACAAAGATTAGTGCAGAGGAAATCATCGAGGATAGCGAAGGCGACCAAGAATACTTCCACAACTTCGTACTTGGAGAACCGTATAATCCTGGAGACTTGTCGGTATCACGTTCAACAATCACTGATATTTGGACACCTAAATCACTCGTTACAGGAAACTACTTCCTTGGTGTAGACGTTGGAAACATCAAACACTACACACTATGGAGTGAAAAAGGCATTGTAAAGGTTGGTAAGTTTTCCAATTGGCAAGAGTTAGATGATATGATTTCGTTCTACAAAATTAAGTCAGGTGTTATTGACGCAATGCCCGACAACACTATGGCAAAGTATTACGTTGAGAAATATCCGTGTATGCAGATGTCATTCTTTCAAGAGAACGCAAGCAATCCACAGACTATCGTGTGGTATGGAGAAAATGATAAAAAAGGTATTGTGTATTCTCACAGAGATAGAGTGATTGACCGAATGTTGGCAGATATGATTGAGGCAAAGTTTTTAATTGGTGTACCGACTGATAAATCTCTCATCGAATATGTGAAACATTTTGAAACATTGAGGCGTGTGAAGGTAACGAATAATAAGGGTATTGAACGGTATTGTTTTGTTGCTGGGACAAAAATTATCACAGAAAACGGTGAAAGAAATATTGAGGATATAAAAAAAGGTGATAGGCTACTAACTCGTAACGGATTTAGAACTGTTGTGCATACAATGAATAGAGAAGCAGAAGTTGTCAATAGAGGGGCAATCTGTGGAACAGCAGACCATCCAGTATTTACAGATAAAGGTATACAACACTTGTGCTCAATTCCCTTAGATGCTAATATATATATATGGCATCAGAGAAAACTATATATAAAGGTATTACGTTTTATAGATACCCTAATTCAAAATCTCACACAGATAGAAAATACTTTAGACCCGCAAAGAAGTATCGAGAAATGGGGTATAAAAGACTTCATCAGGAAGTATATAAAGATAACTTTGGTGAAATCCCGAAAGGTTTTGTCGTGCACCATAAAGACCATGATGCGGCTAACAATTTACCAGAAAACTTGGGGTTGTTACATAAAAGAGAACACTATAAACACCACTTCAATCAATACTATCAAGACCCAATGTGGGCCAAGAAAAGATTTGAGATACACGGAGGTAAAGAAATGCTCAATGGCTTCAACTCTTGGAAAAAAACCAAGATTGCTAAGTCTTTCTTTAGAGAGCATGGCAGAAACAATTTTTTCATTTCGGAAGTTATCCAATTTATTTGCAAAGGATGCGGAAAAATATGTGAGACCAGACACAAACGTGGCGGAAAATATTGCAGTGAACGGTGCGGAAACAAACACTATAACCGAGAATATTGGCGAAAAAAACAAACAAAGAGTCTATAACTTAACTGTATGGGAAACACCTGAGTATTTTGCTAATGGTGTTCTAGTTCATAATTGCTGGGAAAGCACTACCAATGTAGACCACTTCGTATTTGCAACACTATATGGCTGGTTAGCACTTCAGGGTAATTCTTCTGGGGTATTCTGGGGAGAACCAACGGAAGAAAACAAGAAACCAGTCATTGATAGTGAAAATAATTACGATGTAACAGCAGCTTTTAGCGAAAACAACTATGGAAATTGAAAAAATCGCCATTTATATACCAGATGAAGAAGCGAAGAAGTTTATTCTTTTCCAAAAGCATTACAATCTTTTCTGTTTATTACTTGAAAAGGGCGTATTTGAACAAAAGTCTGGCTCCGTTTCGCTGAACTTTGACTATAATGGGGTACTTCAGACAATCCAAAGGTCTGATTTCCTATATTCACGGAAGTTTGACGAGAAATAGCTTGCGTGCTTTTACGGTAATGGTATAATTACACCACAATCAAATAATCTCGACCCGAACACACGGCGAGCAATCCTTAAATGGACTGTTCGCCGTCTTTTTTATGGCAAAAGATATATCAAAACTTACAGACCAACAGAAGAACCAACTTATCAGCAATCGTTGGGCGTCGTCTTATGATGTATGGGATGTTGTTGATAAAATCTACCGACAGAACACAGCAATTTACAAGAATGAAGCGGAATGGCTCAATATCATTCCTGCTCCACGTCGAAAATATCGAGTACAGGCAAACCGAGTATTCGTAAATATGGAGGCTGTCATTAACTCTTTGATTGCCAATCCACCAGGAATAAACGTATTGCCAGCTCGAAAGAGTGAAGAAGCAAAAGAGTTCTCTATTGATATTGAAAACTACCTACGCAAGAAGTACCAAGATTTGAACGTAAAGGAAGTATTGCGTATGGGGTTGAGAAATCTATATTTCGGACGACTCATTATTTTCAAACCATTTTGGAATAATGCAATCAATGACTTTGATGTTCGTGCTATTGACCCACGAAAGGTACGATTTGGGCGATATGCAAGAAAGGAACCAGATACAGAGTTTGCAATCGAGGAAATTGACGACAATCTATGCTCTATCATCGAACGTTTCCCTAGTAAGAAAGAGGAATTGATGAAAAAGTACGGATTCACCAATGAATCTGAGTTATATATTAAGAATCCTGATGTCAAATACAAGGAAGCATGGATTGGTAACATGGTAATCTTCCAACTCGAAAACATCATTTTGGACACTATCCGAAACCCATATTGGGATTGGGATGGAATCCTATTGAATGAGGAAGAATATGCTGAGTTGAATCCTGATGATGAAAATACTGAGGTTTCCATTGAGCGACGACGACAGATACTGCAAGGTGCAAAACTTCAGCAGGAACAACGACAAGCTCAAACTGCTCCAGTTGAGGGTGCTGAGTACGTTCCGCCATCACCTGGTGCTGTAGACCCAAACATTGCAGATGCTCCAAACTACAAGCCGTATTTCTTTAACTTCTTCGATAATCCACGAAAGCCATATATCTTTGCGACTATTTTCAACAACGAGAATACTCCAATTGGAAAGACTGACATGATTACTCTTTCCGCTGAACTACAGCGTGGCATTGATAAGCGAAAAATGGATATTGACGAGAACTGTGAAATGGTAAACGGTATCCTCAAGGTTGATTCTACAGTAATGAATAAGCAGGATGCACAGCGAATCCGATATGAAACCAAGGGTGTAATCTACGGAAAAGGTGTTACCAACAATGTAACACGAGACTTTGGTCAAGGACTTCCAGCTATGGTGTTCGAGGATATGCAAGATTCACGAACAGAGATTGACAACATTATGGCAGCCACTTCTGCATTTCGTGGTGAACGAGAGGGTCAGGAAACTAAAGCCGGACGTCTGGCACTCATTCAGCAGTCATATCTACGATTGAATGAATTGGTACAAGTTGTTGATTATGTGTCTCAAGAATTATTTGCTTGGTTCTTGCAACTTGCTAAAACACGCTACACTGAGTATCACTATGCTAAGTGGATGGGCACAGATGATGCTCAGAAAGTTATTGAGCTTATTCAAGATGACTTTGAGACTGGTTCAGAAATTACCATTATCCCTGGTAAGACACTGCCTCGTGATGATGAGTTTAAGTTTGAACAGGCACAAAATGATGTACAGAATGGTCTCATCTCTCCAGCTGATTATCTTGAAATTGCACAATATGATAACGCAAAAGAACTGGCAAAGAACAAGGTTTTGTATGAACAAAACCCAGCTGAAGCTGTCGGTCTTACATCAGGACAAGTGCCAGTACCATTTAAGCCTGGTACGCCTACTCTAGACCAGTTTGCTCAGTCAATGCCGCCAGAAGTACCTATACAATAAAATATTCATGGGGCGGGCGCATCCTACACGTCCACTTATAAGCTAACCTTGACCAAGCGGCCTCATCAGTCGAAAGACCAAGATGAGTATGGCAGTCTTAAAGATTATGCAACCAAACGAAACAGTTGAAGCTGCTCCCAGTGCAGAAAATGGAAATATTCCAGTAGATGCACCAAGTGAGCCGACTCCAGCACCAGTTGTTCCGACTGAAACACCAACGGAACCAGCCAAACCAGCTGAGACCGTACAGGAACTCTACGAGCTCCCAGACGGACGAAAGGTAGACGGGCACACAGTTGCACAGGAATATAAAAACCTCTTGTCTGACTACACCCGCAAGTCTCAGGAATTGGCATCTGTAAAGACCAAACCTGAGACTATTACCACCAAACCTTCAGAAGTAGACCCTTATGATGACCCTAACTATGTTCCAAAGACATACGGAGAAGTTATCAAAGTAGCTGAGCAGAGGGCATTGAAATCGATACAAGCGGAACGAGAGGCTGAAGTTGCAAAAGAGAAAGCCCTCGAAACGCAAGTCTCATCTCAGGTACAGGAATTAAAAAAGACTGACCCCTCTCTCAACGAAAACGCTCTTTTCGCACATGCAACTAAATACAGATTTAATGATTTGAAGGTGGCATATCAGAATATGAAAGATATGAACCTTCTCGTTAAGAATGTTCAACAGGTTACGGCCAAGAACATCGCAAAAAGGGCTGACCCAGTAAGCACTACTCAAGCTCAGCCATCAGGAAATCTGCCAGATAGAACCATGTACTCAAGTGCTAGGGACTATTTCAGAAGTCTAAGCAAATAACCCATGATTTTTAACGCAGCAGTCACGACTACAACTCGTGAATATATTATCCCGAAGGTGAACTAAATGCCTTCGTTAAATCTCTTCTGATTAATGGGGAAAGCCCAGAAGTGGGTAACCCTCAAGAAGAAGCCAGTTCATTGAAAAGAAGTTGAATAGTTTCCAACAGAATGGTACAATGTACCGATGAAAGAAACTAAATTAGCTTGGATTGCAGGATTATTAGATGGACTATTGTGAGCCTAGACGCTCTAAAATTACTCAAATCAATTCTTCCGTATCTGATAATCAAGAAAAAACAAGCACAACTTCTTATAGAGTTTCAAGAAAAAATGAAAGATAGGAACGCTCCAAAAAGGGATACTTTTAGAAAGTTAAAACAGGAGGCCTACTTCTACGAAATAAGGAAACTCAATTTCAAAAACAGGCTTCACTTGCAACGACTGAGTGAAGAGACTCCGGAAGGGGAAGCGACAGTCTGAACTACCGATATAACAGAATAAACGGTAGAGGAGAATCCGAAGCGGTTCTCCCGCCTAGAAATAGGTCATTAAAGTAACAGCATGATTTGACCAGGTTACAAATGGTACCCCAGGTCTTATGACCTTCTTGCAGAAGCCAAAGGAGTGGAATACTGGTACTTCATACAAGTTCGCTAAACGACAAGCCTTGGTACTGGCTTAATGGCGAAGTAAAATCATCACTGATAAGGGGAAAGCTGGAATTGCCAACCCCTTCCAAGCACTTTCAAAACTTAACAACTATGTGGTATCATGTGTACCATGAAGCAAACTAAAGCAATCAAATTGTCTTATATGGCTGGGTTCTTTGATGGAGAAGGTTGTGTAACAATCGTTCGTCAGAAACCAACTGGAAGACAAAAGAGTATTCGATATCAACTGCATGTAATGGTTGGTCAAAAAGATGGACAAATTATGGACTGGATTATTGGTAACTTCGGCGGGTCTGTCTATAAGGTATCAAGAGATAATAGCTATGTATGGCAAATTAGTCAGAACAAAGCATATTTATTTCTCAAAGAGATACTTCCATTTTTGAAATACAAACGGCCACAAGCAGAGCTCGGAATCCGTTTCATGCAGAGGATGATAAATCGAGAGGCGACGTTTTCTCCAGGAAAGGGTGGAAAGTTATCAGAACACGAAATCCAAATCCGAGAATCGTTTTGTCAGCAGATGAATCAACTCAAAAGACAGTTTGCTGGTTGTTCAGTGGATTTGAAAGGTGCAGGAGTAACGACTAAGTGTGATGACTCCCAAATGGGAGATGCGATAGTCTGAACAAAGATAAATAAATAAATCTTTGAGAAGCATCCGAAGCGATGCTTCCGCTCGAAAGAGTAGTAACAAATTGATTAAATACCAGGACACCACGAACGGAGGCAACATCGGCATCGCAGACCGATTGGACACTGACCGACAGAACGTGCGAGTACAGGCAAACTTCAATCTCAAGGCTACCTACAAGCCAGTCGTCGTTGCAATTGCAGAAACGACTGTAAACATGGGAGATGAGCAGATTGTAAACTTGCTTGATACTGAGTTTGATTCACAGGCACAGTCTCTTATCAACAACCTCGCCCAGAACCTCTACACTGGTAACGGCACTGGTAATGATTGGGACTCACTTGCAAACGCAGCTTCAGACAGCACATTGTTCGCAACTTATGGTGATTTGTCTCGAACCACTTATTCAGCTTTCAGCGGATACTACCTTGCATCAACTGGTGCAATTACTCTCGCTAAGTTGGCTACTGGTTTCGATGCAACCACCCATGGTATTGACGCACCAGACCTTTGTTTGACTACTAAGGCTATCTGGTCAACCTACGAGTCTCTTTTGACCCCATCAGTACGAGCTAATTTCTCTACTACTGGTTATCCAAAGATGAACTCTTTTGGTGGCGTTGCTGCTAATCCAGGATTGGGCGCAGACCAGGGCTTCGTATACCTCTCATTCCGAGGTTGTCCAATTGCTAAGGATGAGCAGGTTCCATCAGGTAAGTTCTTCATTACTAACACCAAGAACTTCGGATTTGTTGGATTTAACTATCAGGATGAAAACATCATGACTGCTAACTTCAAGAAGACTTCCGATGCGGTTCCTACTGGTGTTCCAGGTAACATAAAGGCTACCTACGGTTTCCAGTTCCGAAAAATGATGTCTCCAGTAGACCAGTTGACCAAGGTTGGTTACTTGCTCTATGCAGGAAACTTCGTAGCTACCCAGCCTCGATTGCAGGGTACTATGGCCTCAGCTTCTTAATCTTAGCTACTAAATCACTACGCACATGAATAATAAAAATATCACAATCGTAGCTGTAGTGGCTCTGGTTATTGCAGTTGTTGGTGTTGCCCTCAGCTTGTTTTGAAACAGTAGTGCAACCGTTGGCGCAATCGGAACAAATCCTGTAGAAAACTACATTCCAATTATCAAACAGAATGAAGGATACTACAGTGAACTTCCTGTTCAGACCACTAGCACTATCACTGCTACAGGTGCGATTACGGGAGGTAGCTTGGTTGGGCCAGTAACCGCAACAGCAACATCTACTTTTGCAGATGTGACTATGACAAGTTCAGCGACTACATCGCTCAAAATCTTGTCTACTTCATCGACACAGGGTGGATGTATTCAGATTAACGCAACCAGTACAAACACTTCACTACGATTGATGCTTTCTCCTTTGGGAGCAACATCAACCTTTGGAGGGACGGTGTACTTCGACTACGGTACTTGCGAGTAAATTATTAAGTGAGCGATGCTCACAAACTGGCAACGGTTAAGAGCCAATGCCTGAAATAACACACACATTATGAACACTATTAGCTTTCAGAACGTTTATCAGACCTCAACTAACCGTGGTACTTTCAAGCTCGGCGAGCGAGCGATGACCCCAGATGGACGAAAGTGGACATTCGTAAAGAATGGTTCAACTCTCGTTACTGGTAATATCGTTGTTCCATCAGCTGTTGTATCAGCAGACCTCTGGTCTTCTTCTACGGATAACCAGAGCCGAATCGTATACCTCACCCGTGCAGCATCTTCGATGACTGTTGGTGAATACGAGGATGCTATCGGTGTAGTTGATGATGGTACTGGCGTAGGACAGACTTTCAAAATCCGAACTAACTCCGCTACAACTCTCACTCTCTATCCTGAGACTGCACTTGCTACTGCTTTGTCAGTATCTGATTCAGACCTCACATGGAGGAGCATGTCACAGGTTGTTATCGCAGCAATTACTTCAAAGATTCAGATGACACAGGGTGCAACTCAAATTGGCGCATCTTCTGGCGACTATCTCTGGGTATTGACTGAGGGTGATGGCCGAGTAATGGCAGGTGAAGTTCTCGTTATCGGTTCTAACTTCGTATCAGGTGACGACACCACTGGACAGGTTGTCAAGGGTACGACTGCTAAGGGCCCATTCGATGAGCAGAACCTAGGTTACTCTATCGTCGCAAACGCTGGTGCAGACCAGGGTGCATTGGTACGATTCCAGATTCGATAACCTTGTTGGTTGCTTCAGACTCGAAAGAGTCTGGGCGCAGCCCGTAAGGACTGTCTGAGGAAGGACGAAGCCTCAGTTTAACAATCAAATACAAATCAATGGACAAAAATAATCCAAACGATTTTAAGGTAGTAGAGTTTTTCAACTCCACTAACTTCGACTTTACACCAGAACTAGGTGCGATGTTTGACGGTCGCCCCTTCTTTGTTAGTTCAGGTGAAAAGAGGCAGTATCCTTATCATGTAGGTCATCGGCTAGCGGTAAATCTAGCAAAGGCTGTGCTTATAAAAGGCGCACCTTCGCATGACCCAAACTCCAATAACCCTATCGGAACTCCGATATGGTCAGAAGAGAAATTAGAGTCACTTAAAAAGTCATTCTTGACTGAACTCTATACAGAAACCAAGCCAATCTCAATGTCTCAGACAGACATTTTGATGGCAAAGGTAGCTGAACTTGAGAAACTATTTCAGGATAAACAGAAGGCTGTTGAACCTAAGGTAGAATCAAAGGAAGCTGTTGCTGTAACTGATGGCGCAAAGACCTATCAGGATAAGGCAGAGGTTATTCTTGAGCTTGAAAAGCGTGGAATTGTTCACGATAAGCGCAAGAAGAAGGAGGAGCTTGAGAAACTGTTGGCATAGCTAGCAGGAAGCTAGCCGTGCAGACGGTGTTTGCGGTGCAACCCCGCACTAGCTTTATGGAAAACGAATTAACACAACAAAAGATGAAAGCGTTACGGGAATTGGCTGATACCAATGTCCTTATAGCGCAAGGTAAGGCTCTACTCATCAAGTTAGAGAAAGAAAAAGAAACGTTCTTTGTTGAAAAAGAGACTGAGCTTACAAAGAGGATAAACACTATTCTCACTGACAGTCAAAAAATCTTTGAGGAAGCAAAATCAAATTATGCTCAAGTACATGAATATCATGAAACTTTAGAGTCTTTCTCATCGTTTCTTGACCAATCCGCTAAATCTATGAGTTTATCAATAGCGGACTTTCGTGATAAAATAGAGGAATGGAAGGCTCATATGAAGCAGGAAGAAAACCTACTGCAAGAGCTAAGAAAAGACATACAGATGGATACAGAGTCGATTAAAAGAGAAAAACAATATCTGAAACGTAGAAAAGATGAGATAGAGTCAGAACAGAAACACGTAGAGAGCCAGCAACAAGCACTTCAAACGAGCTACAAGGAAATACAAAAATTATGGAACAAATCGAAGAAAAACTAAAGTTAGAGAAACAGATTGCCGATTTGCGACGTGATTATAAACTTGTACTTGCTCAGGTAGATGAAGCAAAGAGAGAATATAACTCTATCTCAAGTGCTACTAATAAGGTAAGGGATACTCTTGCTGAACAGAAAGCACACCTATCAGAAGTGTTAAATGATATTTCTAAGGCAAAACTAGATTGGGTTACAGAGAAAAATGAGGAATGGAAGAAGATAGACGACAAACTCCAAGAAGCTAACAAAATCCTAGACAAGAAATCTGAGTTGGAGAAAGAAGAACAGAAACTCTTGGAAATAGATGCAAAGACGACAGCATCTCGTAATGAAATGCGCCAGCTTGAACTTTCCATTCAAACTGAAAAAACCGTCATTGAGTCTATAAAAAAACAGGCAGAAAAAGAGAAGGAAGAAGCTAAAAAAATACTGGATACTGCTGATAAGAAACGTGAAGATTTCAAGAAGTCTCTATCTACAATGCTACAAAACTTCAATGGCTAACGAAATCCTAAAACGAGACCAGAACTTTAGAACTGTTGCGGCAGGCGTTACGAATGACGCTGATTTAGATGTGACAATGCTTCGTGTTGACCCTATTACTGGGTATCTACTCATAAATGTGACTAACATCGCATCAACGTCAGCAAACGATAATAGGCCAGCAAGTAGAGACCAAAACTTTCGACCAGTATGTCTTGCGTGGGATGAAACAAACGAGGTTTTGTGCGAAGTGTTGACAGACGAAAATGGGTATTTATTAGCAGATATAACTTCATAACATGATTAACAAGCAATTATCAGGAGACTTCTTTTCAGCAACAGCGACACACGCAACAGCGGCAGTGGCAACAAAAGACGCCGCTACTGGCAAAACGCATTATGTAACTGACGTAACCGTAAGCTCAGACAAGGCGGGTTCAATCTGTCTCATTAAGACTGGCACTACTGTCAAATACCAATTTCAGGTTGGTGCTGGTGTTCACTCAATCCAGTTTGATGTACCGATTGTTGGTGATGTGAGTGCCTTAGTGAGTGCAGAAATTGACGGAACATCAGCCTGTAAAGCTAACATGACAGGATTTACCATTTAACATTATTACCATGGCATATGAAGTATTAAAACGAGACCAAAATCATGTAACCGTTCTAGCGGGTATTACAGACGATAGCAATGAATATATCACAATGCTTCGTGTTGACCCGACAACGAAACGTCTGAAGATTTCAGGTACGATTTCTAGCGGTTCAGGTACGGTAACCTCAGTCTCAGTGGTATCTGCTAATGGTTTCGCAGGTACTGTCGCTACCGCTACTACAACTCCCGCTATTACACTTTCTACTACTGTAACAGGTATTCTTTCAGGAAATGGCACAGCAATCTCAGCTGCTACAACAACAGGTTCAGGGTCTGTTGTACTAGCAACTTCACCAACACTCGTTACGCCTGTGTTAGGAGTAGCTTCTGCAACTTCGATAAATAAAGTTACTATTACGGCTCCTGCTACGAGTTCTACTTTGACTATTGCAGACGGGAAGACTCTTACCGCATCAAATACTCTCACTTTCACAGGAACAGACAGTTCATCAGTAAACTTTGGAGCTGGCGGTACTGTACTTTATACAACAAGCATTGTTCCTTTGACCGTAGGAACAACTACAATCGCTTCAGGCACTACCACACGAGTCCTTTATAATAACGGTGGAGTATTGGGAGAATACACTATTTCAGGTTCAGGAAATATTGCTATGACTACTTCTCCAGTATTCACCACTCCTGCTCTTGGTGTGGCAAGTGCTACATCAATCAATAAGGTAGCGATTACTGCCCCAGCAACATCTGCAACTCTTACCATTGTTGATGGAAAAACTCTTACTGTAAATAACTCTGTAACTCTTGCAGGTACTGATAGTACGACGATGACGTTCCCCACTACGTCAGCAACAATTGCACGAACTGACGCAGGACAGACATTTACAGGCACTCAAACACTTGCCGAAAATGCGTCTATCGCACTTGACCCCGCAGGTTCAGCTGATGGGAAATATACAGGCATTACTATCGCAGGTACTGCAGGTGCAGCGCTCGCTTTTGGAGACCTTGTTTATTTAGCGGCTGCTGACTCACGTTGGGAACTCGCTGATGCTGATGCCGCTTCAACTTCTGGCGATGTGCAACTTGGTATGTGTGTTCTTGCCGCTGCCGCAGACGGCGACCCAACCGTCTTACTTCTCTATGGAAACATTCGTGCTGATGCCGCTTTCCCTGCTCTTACTATCGGTGCACCAGCATACGTTTCTACAACAGCAGGTGATATTCAAGTAGCACAACCGAGTGGTACAGATGATGTTATTCGACGAGTAGGATTTGCTCTTACAGCCGACGAGCTTTTGTTTAATCCTTCAAATGATTACGTAACTCACGTCTAATATGGCTATAGCATTTGACACAACTACACAAAATACTGGAGGTTCAGGAACATCTCTCACCTTTTCCCATACAAATACGGGTTCCGATAGGTGGATGCATGCTCTTGTTCGTTCAGATGGTTCAAGTTCTGGTGCAACTTACGCTGGTGTAGCGATGTCTTTGTTGGCACAAGGAAATGACGGTACAGGAAACTGGCATGCTGAATACTATCTTGCCAACCCAGCATCGGGAGCAAATGACTTTGTTGTTTCTTATGGCTCATCAAGAGGGTATATTCAAGCATTTATCGCTTCATATACAGGTGTCGATGCTTCAAGCCCAGAAGCAAGCAACTCAAGTATCGGTGTAACGGTTGGAACCTCAGCAAGTATCGCCGTAACCACGGTTACAGCGAACGCATGGGTGGTCGGTTCAGCAGGTGAACAAGGGGCAGGTGTAACTTCTGCTGGTTCAAACACAGCAATAGAGGGTACAGGAGCTAATGCCGCTCGTACCTATCGTTCTACCCTAAGCCCTGTCGGAACACCAGGGTCAACAACGATGAACTTTGACTCAACGTCTGGTTCATCAGATTGGTCGGTATTTGCATATTCTCTGAAACCTGCTGGTGGTGCTGGCCCAGCAAATATGAAAACATGGGACGGCCTAGCGACAGCTTCAATTAAAACAATGGACGGACTAGCAATCGCCTCAGTTAAAACTTGGAATGGATTAAACTAACATGATTGGACAAAAAACATTTTCGATAGACTGGAAAGATTTTGTAAGGGGCATGGGCTCTGCTCAAAACACATACGATGCTGGCTTTGGCGTTGGTGGAACTGCTGGTAAAAGTATAGTAAACTTGCTGGCTAATCCAGGTATTCTCCATGCACCAGGAGCAGTTACCGATAAAAGCGATAATCTCGTTGGAGAAATGCTCGGTTCTTGTGAAGACCCGACTGGTAATGCATCTCGATTATTTCTAGCTAGAAATACATCAAATGAAGACGGAACATTCTACTATTCTGATTCTACTGGTGCCTTAACTCTTAAACGGACAGACAGCACGAATAATTACGTTTTCGGAAAATCAGATATTATTGGATATAAAGGTGAAGTATATGCAACTTCTGTGGGCGCAATTACTCGATGGGTACCAGATTCAGTATTCAATGTAGCCTTCTTCGCATTTTCAGATGCAAGTGCACCTCATCCTTGTCTCGTATATGAAGATAATGCCTTCTATGGAGATGGTAACGAATTACTAAGACAAACCAGTGCTGGAGGGGCACCATCTGTTATTTTGACACTTCCAAGTAATCAAGTAATCGTGTCTCTTGGAATTGACCCTGGAAGCGGTAGTATTCTTATAAGCACGGTCAGCCAATATAATAATTCTGCGACCATAAATACTCAGCCGATGGTACTGTACTATGATGGTTCTAGTGAGGATGCATATAAGTTTGTTCTTGTAGACGAAATGATAACAGCGTTTTATAACGTAGGTGGATATATATATATAACCTACGGTCAAAATCTCGGATATTGGACTGGTTCTGGTATTCAATTCTTGAGAAAATTAGACCTTTCATATGACAATACAGTGCTTGCTTATAAACAGCATTTGACCAATATCAATCAAACTCTATACGTTATCGAAAAAACAAGGATATTGGCTCATGGTGAAATAGTTGGTGGAAAATCAAAAGTATTCTACTATGCTCTGAAAAATAACTCTGGAGACAGTGGGAATTATAGTCATATCGCCAATATCGGACAAGGAAGACTTGGTCTTGGATTTGCAACAGCCAAGTTCTTCACTTTCGACATTAATTCGGTTGCGGCAGTAACGACTGGCGGTGGGTTGTGGTATTCAAACAAAGTTGACTTTGATAGACCAGTTACCTTTAATCAAGCAATTATCGATTTTGCTTCAGCAATTCCAGCGACAAGTGGAAATGTATTAACACTTGCACTGATACCTGATACTGGAGAATCGAATATCGTCACACTTGGTACTGTAAACACAGCAACATCAGGATTACTTAGTTGGACTTTCCCATATCCAACTATAAAAACTCGCTCGATTCAATTTCGAGCGACGCTCGCATCATCAAACCCAGCGGATGTCGTCGGCATAGAGCGTATTACTGTGTTCTATAACCCACAAGAATAACATGAACGAAGAAACTAAACGCTATGTAGATAATGCAATTAAAATGCATATGCACGATGGCAATCTTACTCAACGTGTAAATCTATTTGATATTTTTGGGAAAATAGAGACAGTGTCGGCTGTACCATCGGGTACTCCGAGAGACGTATATAGTCAGTTCAAAATAT